TACTGACTTTTATTATGGTGATTGGTCAAATATTGATCCAAGATATTACTATGGACATCACGCAACTAATAAAACAATCTATGAACCCAGTAGACCTGGTAATGTAATTGTTAGAGAACAATATAGTTATTGGGGTGTTGCTACAAATCATCCAGACTGGAAACATCTGAAAGATACTGATCGTTGGTCAATGCACTATCCAGAAGAGTATCATGAATACTGGGCAGATCGCCTAATCAAGTTCATTGAAGATCAGAAGATTCTTGAAGGTAAAGTTGACAAAGCCCTACAAACATCACTATAATGACTCTGTGGAGTTTCAGAAATAAATATAGCTAAACTTAAAAAGCTATATGGTTGATTATGAGAACCCTTGGATGTACGAGGGTCGTGCGTTTTTATCGGAAGATATTGGAGATAACTACGGGTTTGTTTATAAAATTACGAACTCACTTAATGGTAGAGAGTATATCGGAAGAAAATATTTTGTCCAGAAACGTAAACCAAAAGGTGGTAAACGCCGAGTCACTTCAGAGTCCGATTGGAAGAAGTACTACGGGTCTTGCCCTGAACTGAAAGAGGATATTAAGAAGTACGGAAAACAGAACTTTTCTCGCCAGATTCTGAGTATACATACTACACTAGGAAAGGTGAACTACGAGGAGACCCGTCAGTTGTTCGTCCAGGGAGTCCTGACCGAATCGCTTGACAACGGTGTCCCGAGGTTCTACAATTCTAATGTTCTCGGCCGTTACTACAGGAAGGACTACTTTCATGGAACAAGATCTGATGAATGAGACTCAGCTTCTCAAGGACAGTATCATTGATCGCATCCATGACCTAGTGGCTATGGGTGACTATCTGAACGCTTGTGCTGTTTATGAAGAATTCAAAGAATCATTTGAGGAACTTATCTGACATGTGGATGAATGCCGCTTTTGTTGGTGGAACTGGAGTTCTTTCAGCTTTCATCATTCATAACACTAACACCACTGCACCCCCACCACCAGTAGAAATCCCCAAGGTAGAATTCAAAGTACCTTCTTGGAAATGTCCTGATTGCACACCAGAAGAACAGTATGTCTTATCAGAACTCCAAGAACACACCCGAATCACCGATCGTAATGCTCTTGCAACGATCATGGGTAACATTAAACAGGAAAGCAAGTTCATTCCCAACATATGCGAGGGAGGGGCTAGAGTTTCTTACGGGGATTGTCATAGCGGTGGGTATGGTCTTATTCAGTGGACCTCAGTAGGTCGTTATAATAATCTGGGCAAGTTCTGTAAAAATTATGGATGTGACCCCAGTAGTCTAGAAGGACAAACTCGTTATATGATTAACGAAAATGTTTTTCAACGTTACCTCCCTGAGTTTGAAGGTAGTGGTAAAACAGTAGATCAGTATATGGTTCCAGCATATTACTGGTTGGGTTGGGGTATTGAAGGAAGTAGGAGAAATTACTCATATAACTATACTAAGAGGTTGGTACTCGAAGCATGATTTTGCGCGCCATTAAAGAACTCCTTTCTCCAAAGGAATTTGAAGAAGAAAAAATTGAATGTGCCGTTGATGGGGAAACAGTTCCCTGTGACACACTAGAAGATGTGTTCTTCAGTCCAGAAGCACAGGGTAGTTGGACGGGTGTTCCTGCACCCGCATACCTTGAAGACGATCCATGGTTTGGTCCTGCGCCTACTCTTACAGAGAAACAAGAGGAGTTCAAGGCAGAATCTGAGGCATTCAAAGCAGAAGCTTTGAAATACTATGAGGAACAGACCAATGAACCAGAGAACATCCATGAAGTGATGTATCAGATGTCTATGAGTAGTGGTGAAACCACTATTCAACGGGATCCTATTGGTGGTTCTGAGACATTCCAGGAAGGTCCAGGTGGTTGGCAATCGGGTGTTGGTCGTTGACAGACCTCACCACTGGTGGTATACTTAAAGAGTTGAGAGATCAACTGCGGTAACCCCCTTGGTAGTTCAGGGTTAGCGGCGATAGGAACTACCGCTTGGTTCAGTAGCTCAGCTGGATAGAGCAACTGCCTTCTAAGCAGTCGGTCGTAGGTTCGAGTCCTACCTGAATCGTTGTCTTCTTTACCATGAAACCAGTAGACATCTTACTTCTAATATCTGAATTAGAAGGTTGCTATACGCACACTAAGAGACTTGGTTTTGAAGAAGACAATGCAATCTTCGATCAGTTGAGAAAGAAGTATTACAAACTATACTTCAAACTCAAGAAAGAAGAAGACAATCCCAAGTAGCTCAGTGGCAGAGCCGCCGACTGTTAATCGGCTGGTCGCTGGTTCAAATCCAGCCTTGGGAGTAAGGGACTGGAATGCATCCTGGCTCACATCTCCGAGAGAAAAAAGAATCGGAAAACCAACCCATGTGAGAGAGAGGTGGGATCCCTCTTGAGCCTCCCCCGCTGACGAGTGGGGGATATTCCCAAGTCGATGTGGCGGAATTGGTATACGCGCTGGGTTTAGGTTCCAGTGAGGCAACTCATGAAGGTTCAAGTCCTTTCATCGACACTAAATAGAAGAAACTGGGCAAGCCTCCTATGCAGATAGTAGAACCCCATTCGACCATACTGGTGTTAAACAGTTCATACGAACCATTGCACTTCACCAATTGGAAACGAGCGATCATTCTACTATTCAAGGACAAAGCTAAGTTAATCTCAAAAAGAGTCATTAGACTCGTTAACTACGTGAGACTACCTTTCATACGTTTGGGAGAGATGTTTCCCTCTCGACATTTGATTTACAAACGTGATAATTATGAATGCCAATATTGTGGATCTAAGAAAGATCTCACTATTGATCATGTGACACCAAGGTCCAAGGGTGGCGATGATACATGGACAAACCTTGTAACAGCATGTTCATCCTGTAATGTAAAGAAAGGTAGTAAAACTCTCAAAGAAGCTGGATTGGTTTTAAAGTCTACGCCAAGAGCACCAATCAGCAAAGTCATGTTAGACTTAGAAAAGACTACAATCTCAGAGTGGAAAGAGTACAACTGGGGTTGACACTAATATAGTCTCACGTTATAATAATCACATGCGGAATTAGTTCAGTGGTAGAACGTCAGCCTTCCAAGCTGAATGTCAGGGGTTCAAATCCCCTATTCCGCTCCAGGGAGATTAGCTCAGCGGTAGAGTGTCTCGTTTACACCGAGGTTGTCACTGGTTCGATCCCAGTATCTCCCATACAGGTACAAACAAATGTTAAGAGTAAGATGCAAAGAATGCAATACAGAATTGACAAGTAGTAGTAAAGTTCAGTTCTGTGGATGCCCTAATCAAATGAGGGTTGTGGATGACAAAGTTGGCGCAGTTGACTTAGATCAAGTGGTCATGTTAGACTCGCACAAGAAGAATGAAAGTAAAAATGTTCTTTCCCAAAGTGATCTTGCATACCAAGAAGCAAGACGTTCACGAAAGGTTCGTAAGTTAGATTTTGAAGTTCGATGAAACAATTCTTTCAAATATGGAAGTATTCACTAGGGAGTTTCTCTGATGAAAAAACAGAACCCTATGACAACTACGTGGCTGGCATACGGACTGTTATATTCGTTTCTTATATGGTCACTAATTCTTTTATTGTCAGCGGAGTAATCCGTCATTGGAATGCAAACACTAATAATACATCTGGTAGCGTTTTGGAATGTAGTTGTAATGAACTGCGTTCAACCCGCTAATTGGAAATATTGTTATCGAGTTGATGAGTGGTTAATCCCTGATCTAGTTCAGGGATATAAACTATGGACTGGGGAAGAAAAAATCTACCAGAATGAAAAGAAATACTTGGAGAGTCAATCCGATAGGTGACGGAACCGCTCTTGAAAAGCGTCGAGGTGTTAAAGCCCTTGGGGGTTCGATTCCCCCACTCTCCGTTTTATATTTTCTTAATGTATGTAACGAGATGAACACATTTGTTGACAGTGTGAAATCTCTAATTACAATATAGCTTGTACAATTAAATACCTATCAAATGGACAAATACACCTACGAGAATTGGGTGAGAGTAAAGGCAACATTTGAAGAATCTGGAAACACAGACAATTTGTTTTATCAAAGAGCCTGTGCGATTGTAGGCGGTAGACCAGACCCGCTAGATAAAATGCTGGGAAAACCAACACTGAATGACACACAGGATGACGGAACTGAAACCTGATCACTACATTACAAAAGAAGAGTGTCAGGAAATGATTGACGATGCAATACGACAACATAATCGTAATGCATCTATAATTAGTTTTTGTGTTGGTTGGGTAGTTCTTGCTTTATTTGCAGAAGGACTTTTAAGACTTATTGGCGTCATTCCTCCACTACTACCAT